GGTTGTTCTAACCTCAAAACTATGATGGAGGATGATAAGTTAATCAGTAATGACTATGAGATTATATCAGAATTAACTACATTTGCTCAGAAACATCAATCATTTGAAGCAGAAGAAGGATGTAATGATGACTTAGCAATGTGTCTTGTTATATTTGCATGGTTAGTTCAACAAGAATATTTCAAGGAAATGTCGGATAATGACATTCGTAAGAGGATATATGAAGAGCAAAAGAATCAGATTGAACAGGATATGGCACCATTCGGGTTCATTCAAACAGGTTTAGAAACAGAAAGTTTTGTTGATGATGATGGTACTAGATGGAATGTTGATGAATATGGAGATCGTTCTTATATGTGGGATTATATGTAAGTGAATTTTGACGAACAGTTAAAGTTAGAGCATTTATTATTATCAGAACGCAAATGTAGAGTTTGTGGTAAAGTAAAAAATTTATTAACAGATTACTATCTAACTAGAAAAAGTAGAGGAGAAATACCATCATCATATTCGTATGAATGTAAAGTTTGTACAATACAAAGGATAGTTAAAAATAGAAAAAGTAAGGCATTTAGTGATTGGCAGTATCCAGATTGGTAATGTTCACGCATTGTTTCCCCGATGAAAATGCACCTTTGAATAAATAATTTCAGTATAAAAATGAAGATTCGGAGAGTAAAAGATGCCATTAAATTTAGCATCTCCTGGAATTATCGTAAGAGAGGTTGACTTAACAATTGGTAGAGTTGATCCAGTTTCTGGATCTATCGGTGCGTTAGCAGCTCCATTTGCACGAGGTCCAGTAGGTCTTCCTCAATTAATTGAGAGCGAAGATGATCTTTATCAAACGTATGGTAAACCGTATAATACAGATAAACAATATGAAAGTTGGTTGGTAGCATCATCCTTCTTGGCATATGGTGGAACAATGCAAGTTGTAAGAGCAGATGATACCAGTCTGAAAAATGCAACTGACAATGCAACACCAGAATTAAAAATTAAAAGTGATGAGCATTATAACCAATTGGGTTATGATGATAATGCTATTTCAAGTACAGTTATTTCTGCTAAGAACCCTGGAAGTTGGGCAAATGGAATTAGAGTAGCAACTATTGATGCTAAAGCAGATCAAATTTTAACTCTTGCATCTGCAACTGGTATTTCAACTGTTGGTTATGCAGTAACTCAGACAATGGTTGGTAAAACACTTATTGGTGCAGGAACAACTTCAGTGGCAGATGGATACCTTAAAGGTATCATTACTGGTGTTAATACAACTTCTTCTACAATTACTGTAGATGTTAAAGTTATATCTCATGTAACTGCTGCTGGTGTTGAGACAGATGTTGATTATCAACCATCTGGAGTTTATGCATTTGCTAATGATGGTGATGTTGGAATTAGTTCTATTGGAACATCTATAGCACATAATGCATTTACCACCTCATATACTGCACAAGCAGACTGGTTTGAACAACAAACCGTTGGACTAAGTACTGGTTTAGATCCAGTTCAATGGGATCAATTAGCAGATCGTCCTTCAACTTCAGCATATGCTGCTTCTAGAGGAGGTAGATTTGATGAGATTCATGTTGTTGTATTTGATGACAAAGGAACAATCACAGGTAATGCTGGAACAATCTTAGAGAAGCACCTTAACCTTTCTAAAGCAAAGGATGGTGAATACTCAGCAGGAAGTCCTTCTTACTGGAGAAAGTATCTTAAGACAAATTCTAAGTACATCTACGGTGGTGGAGCTCCTTCACTCACTCAGGCTGATGCAATTGGTACTGCTGTAGGACTTACAACATCTGCATGGGAAGCATCAGCAAATAATACTCTTGATGGAGATACTGGTTGGGATCAAGATTCCAAGAATGTAAACTTCGGAGTTTCTGGTGCAGCAACTTGGGAATTAAATGGTGGTAAAGATTACGGTGGTGGAACAGACATCAACACATCTGGTGCATTAAATTGTGGTGTAGATGATATTATTACAGGGTTAAATCTCTTTAGTAATAAAGAACTTTATGAAGTAGATTTCATTCTTCAAGGTTCTGGTTTCTATGGTAAGGAACGGACACAGGCAATTGCAAATAAAGCAATCGCTGTTGCTGAAGCAAGAAAAGATGCTATAGCATTTATTTCACCTTATAGACAGGCATTCATCACAGATACTGTCGCTGGTACAGCAACTGTTCAGGATGATGATACTATCACATCTAATGTTGTTAGCTTCTATTCACCTATTACATCTACCACATACGGTATATTTGATAGTGGATACAAGTACATGTATGATAGATTTAACAATACATTCCGTTATGTTCCTCTAAATGGTGACATCGCTGGTACATGTGCCAGAACAGATCAAACTGACTTCCCTTGGTTCTCACCAGCAGGAACAAATAGAGGTGCACTTCTTAATGTTGTTAAACTTGCTTACAACCCAGGTAAGGTACAGAGAGATACATTATATTCAAATAGAATTAACCCAGTTATTCTTTCACCAGGAGCAGGAATTATCCTATTCGGTGATAAGACTGGATACGGCAAAGCATCTGCCTTTGATAGAATCAACGTTCGTAGATTATTCATCTACCTTGAAGATGCTATTTCAGCTGCTGCTAAAGATCAGTTGTTCGAATTTAACGATGAAATCACAAGGACTAACTTTGTGAACATCATTGAACCATTCCTACGTGACGTTCAATCTAAGCGAGGAATCTACGATTATGTTGTTATTTGTGATGAAACGAATAACACAGCAGCAGTAATCGACAATAATGAGTTTATTGCCGATATATACATTAAACCTGCAAGGTCGATTAACTTTATCGGTCTAACCTTCATCGCCACCAGAACTGGTGTTGCATTTGAAGAAGTCATTGGCAACGTTTAATCCAACTTAGAGTAAAACTATGGCAACTCGCAATCAACTAAACCCACCCCCACTAAGGAAGATTACTGACTTCAAAAGTAAGCTAACTGGCGGTGGTGCTCGTTCGAACCTCTTTGAGGTAGAACTTTCTTTCCCATCAGCAGTATCTGTTGAAGGACTCAATGATATTCTTAACAAGGCAAGATTCCTTGTTAAGACTGCGGCATTACCTGCATCAAACATTGCTCCAATCGAAGTTCCTTTCAGAGGAAGGGTTCTAAAAATCGCTGGAGACAGAACATTTGATACATGGTCAATTACCGTTCTTAATGATACAGATTTCTCAATTCGCTCTGCATTTGAGAAGTGGATGAACTTTATCAATAAAGTATCTGATAACACAGGTTCGACTAACGCAGAAGACTATCAAGCAGATGCTTATGTCTATCAGTTAGATCGTAGTGGAGAAACACTTAGAAAGTATCATTTCTTTGATGTATTTCCAACCCAAGTTGCTCCAATTGAATTATCCTACGATTCCGCAGGTATTCAAGAATTCACAGTTGAACTTCAAGTTCAGTGGTGGGAAGCAGTTAAAGGTACTGGTGCTAATGCTGGTGGAGAAGACATCAACTAAAATCGACTAAATAGTGCTATAATAGTAGGAAAACAAATTATACTATGGCAAAACTCTTTGGGTTCTCTATTGATGATAGCCAAAAAACGCCACCTTCAGTAATATCCCCCGTTCCTCAAACCAATCAGGACGGGGTTGATAATTATATAAGTAGTGGCTTTTATGGGCAGTATGTTGATATTGAGGGAATATATAGAACCGAACACGACTTAATTAAAAGATATCGAGAGATGGCATTGCATCCTGAATGTGATGGTGCTATTGAAGATGTTGTTAATGAAGCAATTGTTAGTGATTTATATGATTCTCCTGTAGAAATAGAATTATCAAATTTAAATGCTAGTGATAAATTAAAAAAAGTAGTTAGAGAAGAATTTAAAAATATAAAAGAAATCATGGACTTTGATAGAAAGTGCCATGAAATATTTAAAAATTGGTATATTGATGGTAGAGTATATTATCTAAAAGTTATTGATACCAAAAAACCTCATGAGGGTATACAGGATCTAAGATATATTGATCCTATGAAGATGAAGTATATTCGTCAGGAGAAAAAGAAGTCAAAAGGACAGCAAGTTGTTGATATGAATAAAGGGGCTACTGATAGTCCTTCAAAAATAGTAGAACCAGAGATAGAAGAGTATTTCTTATATACACCAAAAGCACAGTATCCATCAGGTATGATTACTGGTGCTGGTAAAGGTGCAGTAAAAATTGCTAAAGATTCTATTTGTTATGCTAGTTCTGGTTTAGTAGATAGAAATAAAGGAACTGTTCTTTCTTATCTTCATAAAGCAATTAAATCACTTAATCAACTAAGAATGATTGAGGATTCTCTTGTTATCTACAGATTATCAAGAGCACCAGAAAGAAGAATTTTCTATATTGATGTTGGTAATCTTCCAAAGATTAAGGCAGAACAATACCTTAAAGAGGTAATGAGTCGCTATCGTAATAAGTTAGTATATGATGCAAGTACTGGTGAAGTTAGAGATGACAGAAAATTCATGTCTATGATGGAAGATTTCTGGTTGCCACGTAGAGAAGGTGGTAGAGGAACTGAAATCACAACACTTCCAGGTGGACAAAATCTTGGTGAACTTGCTGATATTGAGTACTTCCAAAAGAAACTATATCGTTCATTAGGTGTTCCTGAATCAAGAATTGCTAATGATGGTGGTTTTAATTTAGGACGTTCATCAGAAATTTTAAGAGATGAACTTAAATTTGCTAAGTTTGTAGGACGTTTGAGAAAAAGATTCTCAGCAATGTTCAATGATATGCTTAGAACACAATTAATTCTTAAGAATATTGTTACTCCTGAAGATTGGGAAGCAATGGAAGATCATATTCAGTATGATTTCTTATATGATAATCAGTTTGCTGAACTTAAAGAATCTGAATTAATGGAAGGAAGATTGAATATTCTTGCTACTATTGAACCTTATGTTGGAAAATATTATTCTAATGAATATGTTAGAAGAAGAGTATTGCGTCAAACTGATGCTGAAATAATTGATATTGATGAACAGATTGAAGATGAAATTCAAAAAGGTATTATTCCAGATCCATCAACATTGGATCCTGTTACTGGAGAACCATTACCACCAGAAATGATGGGTGGGCAAGATCCTATGGCAATGGGTGAAATACCACAAGAGCCAGATCTAGCGGCTGATGCTGCAAAAGTGAACTCTCAGTTAGAAAAAGACACCAAAAAGGCAGAGATATAAATAAATTATATAACTATGAACACTTATTATGACCGATATTATAGATTTACTGATTGATGATGATAAATCATCTGACATTAGTGATGCAATTAAAGATGTATTATTTGCCAAATCATCGGCAAGAATAGACACACTGAAACCTTCAGTTAGTTCTAATCTTTTTGATGAGCCTGAAATTGAAGACGAAACAACTGTAGAACCCGAAGAGGAATCACAAGAAGATGGCTAGACTTTTATTAAAAGGTGAGGAGGCAGCATTAGGTGCTAATACTGGTGCAGCAAATGCTTTTAGTAATGCACGATTAGTTCGTTTAGTAAACACAAATACTAGTAATGCTTACCTAGTTACATTAGTAGCATCTGTTGGTGGAGCAGTATTAGGTTCATTTAGTTTAGCACCCAGTGAATCTGTTGAACTTGAGAAAGAACCATTAAATGGTGTCTTTGCTGCAAATGCTGCAGTTAAAGGTGCTGCTGTAGGATATAGTAACTAAGAAAATGAAACTAATCACAGAAGAAGTA